TAAGTTTGCTTGAGATCTTTGTCTCGTCGCTGATACCGTCTTCATATTCCTTAATGAGTTGCTGCGCATCTTCTACCTCCTGTTGTGCAATTGCAATACGATTATTTGCTTCTGTAATAAGAGATTCGTTAGCTTCTATTTGTGCTGTCTTATTTTGTCTTAACTCATTAAGATACTGCTCATATACACTTAACTTTTCATTTGCTATATCTACTTTATATTTGGTATCTTTCATTGAATCAAAATTCTCAGATATCTTATCTTTGAGTAAAAGATTCATAGCAGAAAAGATCTTGATATCTAGAAGATCTTCAATAATCTCTCTTCTATGACCACTAGGTAGTTGCATAAAAGGAGTAAAAGAAGCATTACCAAGAATAACAATCTGAGTGAAAGACTTCATATTTAATTTAAGAATATTATCTTCTAGAAATGCTTGATAGTCTCTGGAAGCACCAGGCTGATTTACTAACTGATCGTTAGCATAGATCTCAATAGCAGCGCCACCATACTTCTTAATACCTCTGATAATCCTATACTTGTTAGGACCAATCTCAAACTCTACTTCAACAGAGGTACCTTTACCATTTATAGTATTGACTAGTTGCTGTTTGTTAATTTTACGAAAAGGTTTACCAAATAAACCAAAACATAATGCATCAAGAATAGTAGACTTACCAGCACCATTCTCACCTACAATCAAAGTATTAGGACTTCTATCTAATTGGACTTCAGTAAAGTTGTTCCCAGTAGATAAGAAGTTCTTCCAACGAATCTTCTTAAATACAATCATCTAACAATTTCAATCTCACTATCAGTTTCAATTACAACCCTTGCACCACAAGATAGCAAAGGTTTATCATTACCCCCATACATAACTCTTGAGGGGCCTTTTATATCAACCTCATGACAATATGTATTAGTCCTGCCTTCCTTTATAGTAATGACAGGTTCATCTGTTCCATGTTTTTTATTGGAACGGATCTTATGCTGATTTACGTGTATATACTTCTTTGCCATTTAAATAATCAACCAATTCTGTGTAACCACCAATGTGGTCGTCACCATAATAAATTTGTGGAACCGTCTTAAAACCTTCTGCTTTTAGACGAGCTTTCTCATCTGGATGCTCTTCTAATCTAACTTCTTCGAATATTAGATCCATAGTATTAAGAGTATGCTTTGCTCTTATACAAAAATCACATGAGTCTTTTGTGTATATCTTAAACTTCAACTGTGCTTGCTTCATGGTACAGCTCCCTAATGAGTGTATTTAGCTGAGCATTATCGCCATCGAAGTTAAGATTGTCAACGAATTTTGTCAATATCGTTAAAGTGTCTTCGGCTTCGTTGACGATCTCCTCATCTGGTTGTTTGTCTAAATGTTTATGGTCTTCCACGATAGAGACATTGACTGGGTCAGCCTTATACAATTTATCCATAAACAGATCAAAAGCATAAGGGTTTGTCTTTTCTTGGATTATTACCTTTACATATGTATCCGTATAACTGCTAAAATTAAAATCTATAGAGTCTTCTAAACTTTTTTCTTTATCATTATATACTATTTTGTGAAAAAGTCTATACGGATTTCTGATAAATTCTAGTTCTCTTGTATCAGTATCAAACACATGAAAGCCTCTAGAGTCGTTATAATCACTCCAAAAGATCTCATATGGAGATCCAAGATAGTGTACATTACCTTTTGAATGTCTATGATGAAAGTGACCTGAACAAACTAACTCAAACTTGTTAAATAAATTAGAGTCCATTCCATGATCATGCTTTATACCTCTCATAACCTGAAAGCCAGATAATTCAAAATGACCCATACAGATTTGAGCTTTTGTATCTACAATAGCTTGTAATGAATCATCATAGTTTTGTTTATTAATCCAAGGCATCATAAGAATATCACAGCCATCAAAAGACAATTCTTTAGGTTCCCAGTAATAGTTAATAGTAGGTACATCCATACCTTCAAATAGTTCTCTCAATGCATTGATCTCATTTGTATTGCGAAACGGTATATCATGATTACCTACTATACAATGAAAGTCAATACCTCTTTCCATTACGGGCTTGATAAAACGATCCTTAAGACGATTGAGAACAACGTAGTTGATAAACTTGCGCCTATCAACGATATCTCCAAGATGGAGGATTGTTTTAATCCCGTGCTTTTCCAAATAGGGAAAGAAAATATTATCGTGAAACTTAGAAAAGTAGTCCAAAAAAGCCAAACTATCATTACGTGCACCCCAGTGTGTGTCTGCTACTAACGCAATTTTCACTTCATAACCTCATCTACAGTTTTCTTAGTACGTTTACGTCTTCTATTCTCTTCGAATGTTTCAATAAAGTCATTCATATATTCTTGAGACCATTCACCATACTTAATACCATCATTATATGATTTTGTATCACCAGCTTGCTTGTCAGATGTCATATCAAATACATTTGCATTTTCAGATAGTTTATATTTGATATAAAGATTTTTCTTTTCTTTTTGAATACGACGAATAAATGCGAAGTAAATAATCTGAGTAAAATAAGCAAAAGGGTTAGTAGATTTATCCGGATTAAAGTTATCAATATATTGCAAACAATTTTCAATACCATCTGAGATCATTTCTTCTCTAAATGTGTAGTTGATAAAGTTCGGTTTATGTGATAAACGTGTAGCAATTTTCATAAAGCAGTTACCAATATACATAGGTACTCTTGGACGTTCTTTACCTGCAGCTTCTGCAATTGCTACTGCATCTCTATATTCAATCATCTTTTGACAAAATTCTTTGTTGTCAATATAAGGTCTTGATTTCTTTTTTATAGCCATCTATTTGCCTCATTGCATTGTAGGGTAAGTATTTGCATAACGAAGATATGTTTCAAGTTGAGCTTTCTTATATTCTTTTTCCATTTCTTCCATACTCTCATATGAATCATCTTCATTTTCTCTTTCTTTAAGATACTCTTCTATTTCTTTTCCAACGCTAGTAAGAAAGGTAATGTGATCTTTCTTTATTATTATAGTATCTTCTTCAATATAAGTCAACCACTTTACAACACTAGTAATATAACCGTGTCGTGATTCTCTATTCATAGCTCTAAATAGGTTTCTAACTGTTACAGTAGTATCGTTCTCTTCTAGAACTTCTCCTATAACTTGTTCTCCGTTAGAAAATCGTATTAGTTTGTACCGGGGTTTCATGAATTTTAACCTTGTAAATTTTGTAGTCGAAACCTTCTTCATTATAAATCTTTACTCGTTCAGCAAAATGTTTAATAGTATAGTTATTACGAGCCTTATGTGTTAAGTCATCTGCTATATCTATTAGTGTAGCAATATCTTTGTTTTCTGCTTTCCTAAGCCCTCTACCAATACTCTGTAATGTTCTTATACGTGACTTAGAAGGAGAAGTAAACACAATATTATGTAAATTACGTATATTGATACCAGTACTAAAAGTACCGAACGAAGCAACAATAATACCATCCGTGGTTGTTTCAGTGATGGCTCGTATTTCTTCTCTAATTGTTGCATTTGTTTCTCCACTTACATAATGTACTGGTCTATCACCTGCTTTATTCTTTATCATATCAAATAAAACTTTACCATGTTTCTCAACAAACTGAAATAAGATAAGAGAATTACCTTTCAATGATAGTGATAGATTAGTTATAAACTTGTTACGTTGTTCATTTGTTACTATCCAATCTACTTCATCAGCATAATTATACTTAGTTAAATCTTTAGTTACAGATTCAGGATATTTCAATACAATACATTTTATTTTAAACTGTGATAAATGTTTCTGTTCAATAAGAGTTTTAGTCTTAACAACATTTTTTACTGGACCAAATAGTCCTTCTAATACTAGTTTATGTGTTTGTGCACCATCTAATGTACCGGTTAATCCAAACCTATATTTACAGTCAGTTAATTTAGACATAATAGAGGTAAGTGATTTTGATTTAAATAGATGAGCTTCATCTCCTATAACAACATCAAACTGCTCAAACCATTTCTTTGGCATCTTATAGATAGACTGCCATGTAGATACTACAACTTGTTCTGTAGTCTCTTTTTCAACCCCACCAGTAATTCTATACAATTCATCCTTGTATCCATAATCTTTAAAATCACCTGACATTTGATGTACTAGTGATATAGTAGGAACAATAATTAATGTTCTACTACCATACCACTGTGTCAATAGATAGATGATAAGAGACTTTCCCGATGCTGTAGGAGAGAGGAGTACTCCGCGTCTATTGCGGACAGCATACGTGAAAGCCTCTAACTGGTAATCTCTAGGTTTAAAAGGAAGGTTTAATGTATCAGCAAACTCGTTAGCTTCTTTTAATGAGAAGTTTTCTGCTGGTTCTATAGTTTCATCTACAGAAAAATTATACTCTCTCTGCTTACAAAACTTAGCTACATGAGGAATTAGACCATAGTATAAAGTATGATTAGCGTTAAAGAGACGAATCTTACCATCCCAAAATTTATTACGTACTGCAGGTATAAATTTAGCACCAGGAACTTCAAACGTAAAATAGTCTACAAGCTCTCTAGCTATTGACCTATCACATTTGACTTTACATAATACTTCATCTAATTTACTTACTAGTACACTATCAGGTTCCAAAGTTTGTCAGCCTTCTCCATTCTATAGCATTTTTTATTTGAAATCCTCTATTGTTTATACTCTTGAGAATCTCTTCACAAACACCTACAATTTCTTCTTGCATAGCTATCTTAGAATTCATCTTAACCATATCATTATCTGAATCAACATACATTGACATATCTTGTTTTAGTACAGTCTTTGGCCAAGGATCTCTATTAATAGTAGCAAGATCTTCTGGATTGTTTAGATCACCTTTATAATAATCGTATAAGGTTTGGTTAAGCTGCTTCTGTTTGATACGAAGCGCACGTAGCTTAACTCTATTTTCTGCGAGAAGTTTTAGATATTTGGCATGTAAGTTAGGAATCTTCAGAGCTTCAATATCTAACTCTGTATCATCTAATTTACAATCTTCACGCCATGACGAAATAATATCTTCAATCATTCTGAGAAATGCTTCTCCAACATCTCGATTCTATCTTCAGCAGCAGCCATCTTATCAAGTTCTTCTTGGATAGCTTCTACAATATCTGAATGCTCACCGATA